GATTTATTTATTATTTTTTCTTGACTTTCTTGTATATTTTTTATAATATTATTATTCATTTTAATATATTATATAATATTATCTTTATATACAAATCGGCGTTTGAAATATTAAAAGGTGTAATTTTTAATATAAAAATAATTATTTTTTACTAACTTTACTATATAATTTATTTAAACTTTTTAATTTATTACTTAATTTTGAACCACCTTTTTGCCCTCCAAAAAAACTGAACAGTCCTCCTTCTTCATGTCTCTCGTGTTCCTCAACCGGTGTATATACCTTTGTTGCTTCAACTATAGGGACAGCAACAGTTAAATTTTTTTCTGGTATTGGATTAAAAATGTTAATAGCTATAATACCAAAATACATTAATAAAACAGTAATTATAGCACCAATCCCGGCACCACTTCCAAGAATAGAATAAGCGGTTGAAATAACTATTAATGAAAGTAAAACTGATATATACACTTTATAATTTGTAAATACACCCTTTATTATACTAGTTATTCCAGACGGTTTGCCATCTAAATAACTGTTGTATCCAACAATAGAAAAAACACAATAAGCAAGTATAACAATAGATCCAATTGTCATTAATAATGGTATTAAAATAAATCCAAGTATTACAAATAAAAATGCTATTAAAACAGACATTCCAAACTCAAAAGCATTATATTCTAATGTTATACTTTGCCATTCTTGTGATCCACTTTTTGTATCATTTAAATTTTTCTTAAAAAGCCATTTCATTTGTGTAAACCATGTTATTAAAAAGTAAATATGATCTATAATAAATAGAATAAATCCATAAAACACAAGCAAGAATGGTCCTAATATTAGGATTAAAAATTCTGGAAATTTGTTCAAAATATTATAAAATATTTCAAGTGCTGAATAATTAAATGCTATTACTGACTCAAAAATAGAAACAAAATAACTTGCTATACCGCTTACGTTGGGTTTTTCTTTTACCCCCCTTATTAAATCTATAATAGTATTTTTTGTATTATCTTTTTCATATAGTATTGATAGTTTTTCTGACATTTGCGGATCAGAATAAAGTGTTTCAAAAATATTCGTTTTTACTGGTTTTATATTTGGGTTATTTCCTTCATAAGGCTTACAACCTGTATCACTAGGTATTATTCCAGATTGAGCAACTTTACAACTATATAAAATCATAGCGGCAAGAATAATGTAAATAAAAACGTGAAATAATTTTTTTATTAAAGAGTATACAAATGATGTAATATTCTGAAAATATGTTGAAGTCGGCGTTTCTATATTTTTTGCGGCATCTATATTTGGTATTTCACTATCTGTATTATTGGATGACATTTCTTATATTAAAACTATATAAAATTATTTGGACAAAACATATTTCAAGATATAAAAAATAATATTAACTATTTATATATGACTATTTCTAAAAAAGATTATTACATAATATTTCTAGCATTTATAACCTTAATACTTTTAGTAATTATTTTTAAATGGATAAACTATTTATCTAATAATAATTATATTAATTATATTAATTATGAAAAAAATGGGATTGAAGGTTTTAATAGCACATATATTTCAGATGGACATATTGGTGGTTCTAAAACAACACATAATGTTAATTTACCTTTAACCACAAGTTTCGGGCGTCAATCAAATATTTCAAAACCTACACCATATAAAAAACACGTCCCAGCAGAAAATGATGCGGGTAAGCTAACATCTGGAGTTACACCAACATATTCATCTTTAACAACAGATATAGGAACACAAGCAAAATTGTTTAATTCCAATACAAATATTGCTACACCTCAGTTAAGTAATGGTGTAAATACATGGATGTCTAATTTTAATAAAGGTAAAAAACTGTTTGATTCTAAATTTGTGCCTCCACAATTACAATATATGCCACAATACAACAAACATTATTCTGCTAGTGGAGAATTTATTGATATAGGACCAACCGCATCAAACGCATATCTTAGTTAAAATTCCAAAGATAAATAGAAAAAAAACTTACAACTGTAAAACAAAAAGTCAAAAATGATTTTAATAAACAATTCATTATTTGTTTGTTTTTATCATTTTTATATAAGTATTGTAAAAATAAAATTATGAGTAATGCTATTATTATGTTTGGTATATAATGATTTGTATTTTCAGGGGATTTATCTTTTTCATTTTTAGTATCAAACATAATGTCAAAAATATCAGGGCCAATATTTGTAAGTATAAATTGATGATGTAAATAATGAACATCATTCACACGAAATATAGAATAATTTATATTATGAATAGAAGAGTAAAATAATAAAAAAAATAAAACAACCCATTCATTAAAAAAAATTTTACCGTATATAAAATAAAGAGGAGCGAAAACTAAAATTATCGAACATTCTAATAATATTTGAATAAAATTAGATAAAAAATTGCTGTTTTCATGATGATAATGATGCGCTATTGTAAATATGTTTCGATATTTGTGACTACCATAATGAACTAAGTATGCGAATAATGCTATCACAAAAAACGTAGTTATCCCATTATACACGTTTGGATATGACATAATAGTTACGGCAATAAAAATAAAAATCCATGATAAATAATTTTCTTTTACAGATTGTGTTACATTACAAAAACTATTACATATTTTATTTATATTAAATGGACACTTTTTAGATTCATTTTCTTCTTCATGATCATGTTCATCTACGTGTTCATCTGCGTGTTCATCTTTATGTTCATCTTTATGTTCATCTTTATGTTCATCTTTATGTTCATCTTCATCTTTTTTTTCATTCATTTTTGTATCTATTTTATCTTCATCTTCATCTTTATCTTTATCTTTATCTTCATTTTGATTCGTTTTCGTGTCTATACAAACAGATTTTTTTGGGTCGTTTACATTTTCTAAATCCATTTATTGTATATTTATATTTCAATATTCTTTGTATAAACTCATAAATATTGAAATATGTTAATTGGAATAAATACCACTATGGTCAAATAGTTTTAATTTAAATGTGTTTAAACAAATAATTGCCATTATTTTAGTTGCGAGTGCTGACCAAACATTTACTAATAATTCTGTTATTTTTTCATATTCATGGTCACATTCAAATAATATGTTTAAATTTTCAAAACAAGATTTTCTTTGTTCGCATGATGTTGAATTTAAATATTTTTTTTCTAAAAGTGTTAGTGGACACCCGTGTACAACTATAACAGACCACGCGTCTAAACTTACAATAAGTAATACCATAGATAAATGTATAATGTTTGTACTAAAAATACCTACAAAACAAATAAAACCAATAATAACAAAATGTAAAAAATAGTAATAAAATCCTTTTACTGTGCTTAAAGGATTAATTTTAAATTTATCACATATATCAAGACAAATTTTTCGAATACTATTTTTAGTTAAATCAACTTTTTTTCCAAAATTATTATCTACAATATTAATTTCATCTTCTTTGTCTTTATTTGTATTTTCTTTATCATTAATGTGAATTTCTTTAATATTTTCTGCGCATTTTTCACTCATTTTATATAAGAGACAAACTATTTTATAATTAAAAAAACGAATTATTTATCAATAATAACTTCTTTTACTATTCTTTTAATAATTTTATTTTCATTATTTAAAGTTTCATTATATAAATTACCTCCCATCGACTCAAGAACAATTTTATTGTATTCATCTGATTTTGAAGAATAACTGTTAATACATTCTGGATTTTTCGCTTTCCATTCTGGAATAAGCTTACAGTTTTTATGAGCAATATATTTAATAGCCTTTTTAAGTTTATTTTTTTCTTCATTTTCTTTTTCCCATTTATCTTCATCTTTGATATATAGTATTTCTCTCTTTGAATCACTACAATGAACAGGTCGCTGTGTAATTTCTAGTGCCTTCAAGTTCTTAATTATTATGTTTGAGATACCATCTATAAACCCTAATTTACCTACATTTTCCAAGTCCAAAAGTTGAATTTTGAGAGAATCTACAAAGTCCATAAGATTCATTGCATCCTTACATGTTTCATTTAAAAATATTTGAAGATTAAATGTTTTGTTATAACTGTTATTATGTGAATTCACACTTGATGGTTGCATATTTTTACAAACATCTAATACCATGTTTTTTAAATCGCTATTTTCTTTTATTAAATAATCAATTAAATCATCCTTATTTGGTTTATTTACTTCATTCGGTTCTTTTGGTTGTGTATTGTTAAAATTAAAATCACATATTTTTTTATGTTTCCATAATCCCTGACGATGTGTGTAACATTTTCCACATTCACACGCAAAAAGTTTTTTAATAGGTTCGGCATTTTTTGGCATTTTCGGCATTTTTTTGTAATCATTTGTAATCATTTTGTCATCCTTTTTATGTTTGCGTGTCAATATGTGTTTTGAATAGTTACTTTGTTTAGAGCATATAAAGTCACATTTTTCACAATAAAAATTTTCGGCATTTTTTGGCATTTTTTTGTCATCCATTTGTCCTCTAATTAGAGGACAGAAAAAATGCCTAAATTGTTTTTTTTATAAATAAAAAAAAATTATGGTAACAAAAATTAAAATCTTCAAAAAGTGACCAGATGCTAATTTTCAATTATGCAGCGAAGGAAGGTTTTTTCTGGAATCTATATAGGGATTTTCAATTTTGGACATTTTTTTTGTCCATTTTTGAAAATCCCAAAGTACTTTTGGAAAAAATATCGAAAAGTACGCACCCCTTTTTTAAGTATCTTAATAATATATATTTTAAGATACTTAAAGAAACCCAAATACTTTTAAGTAGCATATTGTAGTCCGCAATTGCCTCCAACAAACGTAACAACATTAAATCTTTCTTCAAACAATTGTAGGTTATAATTATATTCATAAATACGCCATGTAGGTTTATTAATACCTACAATATCTCCTGTTTCAGGATCACATATAGTTAAAACTTGAGCATATGGATCTAATGGAGGAATATATGTAGTTAATTCAAATTCAAGTAAATTAAATCTATTTGTGTTTAATGCTCCTGATGGTTGAATTTCGTATGGCGATGTATTTAAACAAAAATTATAACAATATAAAAATTGAGGCGCATTACCAGGAGTTCTTGTGTATTTTTCAACAAAGTTATATACTCCTGATGGTTGAACATTTTCTCTATAACTACCGTCAATTAATATACCTAATGTTTGTAAGATTTCTTGTTGATTTAGTATACTATATATACCTGATATAAATATGCCACTTGGTGTTCCATCAGGATTTATACCTGGACCAATTGTAGGCCCCCCATTAATAGGATAAGCACCTGCTACTGGAGCAGGTGTAATATCATTTGGAAGATAATTATATGGCCAATTTGTATAATTAGACCACTCATTTCTTAAATAAGCGTCGGATCTTTGTAAATACCACATCCAACTAGAAACCAAACCTATAGAAGTTAGTTGTATCTTGGAACTTTGTGTTACATTATAAAATGTAGTTTCTTGAACTTGTTTAATCAAATATTTTTGTTCATTTTTCGCAAATAATTTTTGTTCATCTGTAGATAGAAAAGCATATGTACATGTTAAATGAATATCTGTGTCCCACTGGCTTCTTGTGTCAACATAAGAAGTTGGCCCTAATTGAATATCAGGAGGTGTTTGTAGAAAACGATACATTTGCATATAATATTGGTTAAAATTTGGCTGAATATATGGAAAATTATTTGTAGCATCCATTACATCACGAATAGTAAATAATTCACAAATTGGTCTTAACGTAACTGTAATATGTAATTCGTTATATTGTAAAGCAACTAATGGAAAAGCCATTTGAGATTTTAAGTTAAACCACGAATTTAATGGAATATATATTGTTGAAGCTCGAATAGATGGTTCCGCCGCAGCAGGACTATCTGTGTAATACGCATTTGGATATGAATTAACTCGTGTTCCATAATTTCCTGGATCATTAAATTGTGCCGTATTTCCTGTCATTTCATTAAATAAATTAATTTTATTTACATTAAAGTCGCGTTGAACACACGATAACAAATATTGACCAGAAAACTCTTGTAGTTTTTGATTACCGCAAGTGATACTTACTTTATCAATCATTTGCGCACCCAAATTATCAATCCATTTGAATTCATATGGAGCCCAATCAGTATATGTTGTTGATCCATCGGGATTCACAGTTGGTTGAGGTGGAAAAATAGGGCTCCAAATATTAGGTAAATTAACAGTTAAATATGTATCCATTAGCAAATCGCCATACCTTGAAACCTTAAATGTGAAAGATGATTGTTCTGTTAAACGAAGATACGGCGAACCGTTAAAATCTAAACGAAATTTCTGCAACCCAAAATTGGTATATTTTTGATAGGTTGTTTTCCAAAAAGTTTTTGAAGGGTTACCATTTAATATAACATTTTGTTGTCCTTGGGATACAAGATTCATTAAGCCCCCTGCCATATTAATATATATATTTATTAAATTTTAAATTGGTTACAAAGTTGTTTATATAATTACTTTATGAAGAACTATTAAAATAATTAAATTTATGTATGATTTCTTAATTTGACAATATAATATATTTTAAAAAATAATATTATATTATAAGTATGTCTCCTATAGATCCAACAACAAAGATAATGAATACAATAATGAATTTACAAGAAGATTTTATAACGTATATGATTTTTGTTATAATATTAATAATTGTTATATTAATAATAGTATATTTTATATATTTAACAAAACTTCAAACTACAGAGTGTAATTATATGACAAATTTATATGGAACTATGGATGGTTATATTAGACCCATAAACAGCGCCGATCCAGATTGTAGTGGTAATTTATATGATTATTATATAAAAACAGCATATAATGCTTGTAGCGGTGGAAATTACAAAAATGATTTTGTAAATGTATGTAATTTAATTAATGTTTTAAAACAGGGCGTTAGATGTTTAGATTTTGAAATATATTCTATAGGTAACCAACCTGTAGTAGCAACATCTACTGTTGATAATGTTTATATTAAGGAAACATATAATTCTGTAAATTTTTCAGATGTTATGACTACAATACAAAATTACGCATTTTCTGGAAGCACTTCTCCAAACCCTACAGACCCATTAATTATTCATTTAAGATTTATGAGCAATAATTTACAGATGTATAATAATTTAGCAACTATTTTAGAATCGTATGACTCTATTATGCTTGATAAAACTTATAGTTATGAAAATTATGGTAAAAATATTGGCATGACACCATTAACACAATTAATGAATAAGGTTATTCTTTATATTGATAGGTCAAATTTAACATTTTTGGAATGTCCTCAATTACTCGAATATGTTAATTTAACAAGTGGGTCAATATTTATGAGAACATTAAGGTATAATGATGTTAGTAATTCTAATGAAAGTGTTCCTGAGTTACAAACATTTAATCAAAAAGGAATGACAATCGTTTTACCAAATGTTGGAGCAGACCCACCCAATCCATGTGGAATAGTAGCAAGAGAGACTGGGGCGCAAATGGTTGCGATGCGTTTTCAACATATAGATGCGTTTTTAGAAGAAAATACTACATTTTTTGACGAAGGCGGGTATGCTTTTGTTTTAAAACCACAAAATTTAAGATACACGGAAAACACCATACCAGGACCTACTCCTCAAAATCCCGCTTATTCTTATGCTACTCGTAATCAAAGCACAAACTATTATAATTTTAATTATTAAATTTAATATTTATATTGATATAAGTAAGCAATTGTATAAATAATATTATAAATATTTTATAAATATTTTATAAATATTATTTAAAAACATATGAGTTATTAATTATATAACATGGGATTAAAAATGAGTAAAATAGAACCTCCTTTATTGAATAGTAGCAGTTTTGGTGTTTCTAGTGATGATAACAAGTGTAATCACGATTGTCCAAATTGTCAAAAATCTGGAAAGGTTCCAAATATTGCTGGTAGGTTTTTTATCATTAATGATACTGAATGTAAATGTAATGCGTGTAATGGTGTGTTTCCAAAAGAAAAATTTTATAAAGCAGTAGTAGAAGGGGTTCTGGTAGAAGAAAAGTCGGGAATTTAAATAATACTATTTTATTGATTTGTTAATATATCTCTTATTCTCAATTGCCATTCTTCTTCTTTTGTTGGTATAAAAAAATTGAGTATATCAATAAATGGTACCCAACATTCTGGTCCTCTTTGAAGTTCAGGTGCACAATAATTTAAGTGTAACTTAAACTTATTTAATTCATTTATTAATTTTTCTTCGCTCTCAGGTATTATTTTCATTATTTGTTTTAAAACATCTTCTACAAGCCTGCCCTTTTCAGTTTCAGTTTCACTCATTTAATATATTATCATAAAATGTTTTAAGTGATTTTTATATAATTTATTTTGAATCACTTACTTAATTTAAAATTGAATACTTAATATCATTTAAACAATAATGTAAATATATTACAAATGACAACATATACGAAACATTTATCGGAACCGTGGTTTTCATTAATAAAGATTGGCGCAAAAAAATGCGAAGGAAGATTACATAAGGGGGATTTTGCTTTAATGAAAAAAGGTGATTACATTTTATTTGAAAACAACGATTTTAAATTTTTGCGATCATTTCGTTGTAAGATTACCTGTATTCATGATTATAATACATTTGAAAATTATTTAGAAGGTGAAACACTAGATAAATGTCTTCCTGGAATAGATACAATACAACAAGGAGTTAAAATATATCGTGAATATTATGATGAAGAACAAGAAGCCAAATATAAAATAGTTGCGATTCGTTTAAGAATTGTTAGATAATAAGTGTTATGAAATAATATTTAGTTTTAATCTAAATATTATATATGAAAAATAAAATATGTGATAAATCGATGACATTTCAAGAATGTGAACTTGCTATATTACGTTTAGCAGTAGATAAAGCAGAAGAAAAAATAGGAAGACGAGTTGTGAGTTCAGATGATATCATTAAAATGATAAAAATTGTAGAAAATTTCATAAAAACAAAAAGTTTAATTTGTTATGGTGGAACAGCTATTAATAATATTTTGCCCAAAGAAGATCAATTTTATGATAAAGATGTAGAAATACCAGACTATGATTTTTTTACTACTAACTCAATTAAGGACGCAAAGGAATTAGCTGATATTTATTTTAAAGAAGGTTTTACAGATGTAGAAGCAAAAGCAGGACAACATCATGGAACGTGTAAAGTGTATGTGAATTATATTCCTGTTGCTGATTTAACAGAAATACCAAAAGAAATATATAATTCTTTAAAAAGAGATTCAATACAAGTAGCAGGCATATTATACGCTCCATCCAATTTTTTAAGAATGTCGATGTATTTAGAACTTAGTAGACCTGCTGGAGATACGTCAAGATGGGAGAAAGTATTAAAACGTTTAACATTATTAAATAAACATTACCCACTAACATCTATTAATTGTAATCAAGTTGATTTTCAGAGAGAAATGGAAGATACGACAAATGAAAACGATATTTACGAAAATGTAAAACAAACATTAATAAACCAAGGTGTCGTTTTTTTTGGCGGTTACGCAATTTCACTTTATTCTAGTTATATGCCAAAACATTTACAAAAAAAATTAAAGAAAATAGCTGATTTTGATGTTTTGTCTAATGAACCAGAAGTTACTGCTCAAATAATAAAGGAAAGGTTAAAAGATGTTAATATTAAAAATGTGAAAATTATTAAACACGACGCAGTTGGTGAAATCGTGCCATATCATTATGAAGTAAAAGTAGGAAACGATACGGTTGCTTTTATATATCATCCAGTTGCTTGTCATAGTTATAACGTTTTAATTATTGGAGGCCAAAAAGTGAAAATTGCTACAATTGATACTATGTTGAGTTTTTATTTAGCATTTTTATATACTGATAGACCTTATTATAGTGAATTTTCTGATAGAATTTTGTGTATGTCTAAATTTTTATTTGAAGTTCAACAAAAAAATAGATTAGAACAAAAAGGGTTGTTAAGAAGATTTAGTATTACATGTTATGGTCATCAAGAATCAATAGAAGAAATGCGAGCACACAAAGCATCAAAGTATAAAGAATTAAAGAGCAAACGAGGTACTTCTGAATATGAAGAATGGTTTTTAAATTACAAACCAGAGGACAAAAATACCAAAAATATAGACGAGAAAGGTGTCAAAGAAAAGGAAAAAGAAAAGAAGGATAAGACGCTAAAAGATGGTAAAAAGAAGAGAAAAACAAAGGCAAAACAACCAAAAACTAAGTTTAATTTTTGGAGTAGTAAAACACGTAAAAACAAGAATAATATATATTAATTATTATTTTATACAACTTATTCATACCATTTATCGTGTAGAATATCTAATACTATTAATGAATAACGTAATAGTATTAGTTAAGAATATTTAAAGATAACAGTAACTATATATGTATACTATGAATTTTATTACACGTATAACAAAAATATTTATAAAGAACGACAAAAAAGTGTTGGGTAGATGGGGTATTGAAACATGCGATAAAAAAATGAATAGTAAGATTGATTTATCAAATGAAGACCACTGTGGTCCTTGTGGTCAATACATATTAAATAAAACAATTACAGATTTTACAACAGTAAAAAAGAAAATCGAGACAATCGATTCAATAAATAATAGGGATAAAATTATCAAGTAAAAAATTTGTCTATTAGAGACGTGTAATACATATATGTTTTTTTTGATAATAACTTATACAAAAAAGTTTTTTCTATTTTTGGAAAATATTTTTTAATACAAATAACAAAATAAATTACATATATAACAACTTTTTCAAAAACTTTTTTACTAATATTATTTATAATATCGTAAAAATTCCAATCATTAACATAACTACAGAAGGTAGTTTTTCTTTTTTTTATAAAGAATATGTGAATATCTAATAATCCTGTTAATATTCTGTGTAGATTCGTTTTCTCATTTTTTAAATTAATTATACTAAAAATTTTATCAGCACTCATCAAATCCAAAAAAAGTATTTTTTTTTCTTTTTCTAAAGGAAAAATATGTGGTGTAACCCCATCAATATATTTATTTTTGTAACATAAATTATTATCTATTAAAAAAGGGATAAAACAAGATTTTATTATTGTATTTATGATGTCATCGATATTTTTGTATGACGATTTTACACATTTTTTACATTTATTAACATTAATATATGTTACAAAAAACTTATTTTCTATTTGACTACATATGTTATCCGGAATTTTTTCATTAATATAATTACGTAAATTTTTAATTATACTAAGATTATGATTTTTTTTAAAATCGTTTAATAATATTTCATATAAACTAGATGACAAATCTAAAGCATCTATAAAATATAGAAAACCCAAAATTGAACCTATACTAGCACCTGATATTCTCTCTATTTTTATAATGTTGCGTTTTTCCATTTCTTTTAAAAAATAAAGAGCACCTATTAAGTAACTACCGTTAAATGCACCTCCTTCTAATATTAAATCTATTCTTATAGGTTCTCTATTTGCTTCTACAGGAACATTTTCTATAAGTCTTTCTACAAATTGTTGTATCATAAATATAGAAATATATAAATTATTGTAGTTTTTTATTCATATATAAACGTTTTATGAAACTTTCTTCTTGTCTTGATTCTAAAAATATATTAATTATTTCAGCAGGTGAGTAAAAATACTCTTTTATATTATTTAAAACAGGTGGATCTATTTCTATTCCAAACAAATGATTATACATTTCTGAAATAGTCTTATGACTAGCATTTGTAAATTCGTGTGTAATATCTATTCTACCAGGTCTAGTTAAAGCAGAGTCAAGTTTATCATAATGATTGGATGAAATAACTAAAATTCTACCAGGTGTTTCACGTATTCCATCCCACAAATTTAGGATATCGTCTAATGTTATAGGTTCTTCATCTTTTGGTAAAGACACAGTAGAAAATTTACCGGTTTCTGTAGAATTCATATCTAAAACCGTTTTAATAACGTCACCTAATTCTACAGTATCTGTAGGTGATTTTCCTTTTAAAAAGTTAGTTTTATTATCAATATTACTTTTATTATCAAAATGATTTTCTCTTTTTAAAACGATATCACCTATACAATCAATATCTTCAAACACAGTAATTTTTTTATCAAATGTTATAGAGTGTTTTTCGTTATTGGCATTATAAGTATCTTCAAAGAAGAATTTTTGTAATTGTTGCTTCGTTTTTAGCAACTTTAATGAAATAAATACTATATGGTATCCTGTGTGTTTAGCAAGAGCCTTAATAAAAGATGTCTTTCCAGTCCCTGGTGGTCCCGATAGACCAATTCCACATGTCCATGGAATTCCTTTTTGTTCATACCATTCTTTATTGTTAATAAAAAAATTTATTTTATTAATCAAATCATTTTTACCATCAAAAAACAAGTTGGAAAAATTACGACATGTTATAAATTCTGTTTCACTCCAACACGAATACCGGTTTTCATCGTCATCACATTTTAATTTTTCAAGAATATATATAAACTTTTTATTAACACGATTTGTTTTTATTGTAGATAAATAATTTAACGTAATATTATCTATATATTCTTGTAGATCGCTTAGTTTTGTTTTATAAGAATAAATCTGTATAAGAATTTTTTCAGTTTTTGTTGTAACTTTTTCATTACCGTTGTCGTCTTCTTTTGAAGATTTACATATAGCATAAATCTCTTTATCTTTATTTAATATAAATTTTTCAGGTTGAGATACTATAAAAAAATCTAATACGTTTTTAGATCCATCTACATCTTCCTTAACTGTTTCACGTGTTGAATACGATTCTTTAATTTTATTAATACTATGGTTTCCTTCAATATTATTAGTTATATAAAGCCATAATGCTTTAAATCTTCTACTATATGTAGCTGAAACACAGTGTGACATATTGTATATTGAAGTAGTGGAACTTGTTTTCCCTTCTAGTTCGATAACATTTTTTTTGTAATATAAATCATACAAATGTTCAAAACTAATCAATTTTGTAAAAATAAAATTTGTATCGGCAAACATGTTTAATAAATAACCTAAAAAAGTTAAAATCAACGTTGACAATATAGTATCAACAATAGGGTTATTTGTTTTTATTTTGTTAAAAATTGTCATCTGTATGGTATCCTTAAATTTAAAATACATGCTTTCGAATATGTTCATATGATTGTTTATTAAAGAATCACACGAAATGTTTAAATTGTTTTAAAATTGTTAAAATTTGCCAAATATTGTGTTTTGTTTATTTATAACGTAAAAAATCAATCCAAATAGAGTGCTAGAAAATAAAAAACCATAAATATTTTGATTTCCGTCTTTATTAAACAACGCCGGGAAAAATGAAAATAAATATTTTTTTAAAACAGGTAATTGAAATAGAAAGTATAAAACAGATAATAATAGAGCCGTTTGGAATTCCGAATACATTTCGTCAAGTGTCTCTTGTCTAGAAGATTGGTTGTTATAACTATTTATAATATCATCTGTGCTTTCATAATCCTTAATATAATCTTTATTTTGTGATTGAGGTATATAGGTTGCTTGGACATTAGGGTCTTGACTAATAGTATTCGTATTCATCGGAATATCTCTAGACGGTAATTGAGTATATCCAGTATTACCTGCTTGTTGAATACCACTTACTATTTGGTTAATTGTATTTTGGTCTAAAGTAAATTTAGAATTGGGATTAGAATTCTTACTAGAATTGTTAAGATTTTGTTGTCCCATCATATTTTCAGATGCTGTTAATGAAATGTTATTTGATACACTTCTACCTCCTGATGGGTCGGTAGGGAGATCTAAAATACTGGTAGTATCGTTCATAAATATTATAAAGAATGATTCATTATAATAATTACGCAAAATCTACAATCGTTTTACTTTTATCACATTTTGATGGAGTTGGGATATATTGATAACACTTATTTCCTATTTTGTATGTTTTACCGTCTATTTCCTCTAAAGGAGGCGCATGAAATATAACACAGTCTTTACCTTTACAAACTGTTCTAAATAATGTTGCCAACCCAAACCCCAGTAAAACAGACATTACTATTTTACCTCTAGCCGAATGAACAAATTTACCAAATTGTACCATATATATTCAATTTAAAATATTATTTAAAAAAAATTAAACAACATTATACCTGAATGGGTATTTTAGAAAGTAAGGAAGTATCGCTAGGGCATTTCACCTCAACTTGTTTAAAATAAAAACAATTATCTGCGTTATCCTTAAATAAAATCTTTTCCACATTTTCAGGACTTGGATATATATAAACAATTTTTGTTTCAGGACCCCAAATGTAAATAAAAAATAACCCAACTGCTAAACTAACTAAAAAAATTGGCAACGAAATATGTTCAAATATCATTATAAATAATATAGATTATAAAAAATAGAGATATTTTAATATCTAGTAAATCCAAGTTCTTTTCCAATAATTTGTCCTAGTGTAGTCATAAATGCTTTATTGTCGCCTGTATTTGACTTTGATAACATACTTACTAAAATATCCTTTTGTATTTTGGCTATTTTAGTATTAAAAATATTATTATATACTGGGTTTCCAAAATCGTATGATCCGTCGTCTAAAATGTGCGGAGGAATTATTAAATTTATAGGGTGTAAATATTCTCTTGGCTTACCCTCTTTCCTATCTTTAACATATTGATTAATTGTATCTTCTAACCATTGATGGTCTTGTAAAAGTGCGTTTTTATATTGTGGTGATAAACTATTCCACATATTTTGATATACAGGGTCGTTCCACATAACAGAACCATCTTCATTAAAAACAGGTCCTACTGAAGACGTTTGAGGTAATGGCTGTTCCATATTTGCTGCTTGATTCTCTTCTTCGTTATTTCCTTCATTATCACTTGAACTTTCTGCGACAACAGGTCGTAATTTTATTTTAACAGTTTTGTTATTTACCTGACCTCTATTTTTTTTTGTTTGTTTTGTTTTAGTCATACCAACAACAAATGAATGTACACTTGGTTCAACTAAAGCATATTCAAGTTGTTCTATAGTATTTTTCTTTTGTATTAAATGATAATTATTATCATCTAACATTTCAACCTGACAATATTTATATTTGAAGTTCATAATTTCTTTTAACTGAGGGGTTAAAGTTCCAACATATAAATCAACAGCATCTTTAACAAATTGTGTATCATTTGTATTATTAAATCTTTCTATAGATTCTTTTATTTTATTAATATTTTCGAATGATTCAATAGTTTTTGCGTGTAATTGTTTTTTTTCTTCAGGATTATCTATTATTTCATTATACTTTGTTAGTTCATGTGAAAGTATTTTACTATAATCGCTAATGTTATCTTTTATTTGTTCGAATTTGGCTAAAGCTTCTTCTGTTGTTATGTAACCAAACAATAAGTCGTTTTTGTATGTAATAATTTTGTTTTTATCACTTTTAATAATATTCTCTATATCTGTAATACTTTCAGAATAAGTTTCAAAATAACCTAGATTTATAAAAATGTTAAGAGGGCACGGATTTATTTTATCTCCACAAACAGCACGTAGTTCTCTTGAGTCTGTTTCAGAATTATATTTTACATTAAAGATAGAACCTACAGGTCTTTTACAGTTAATACATTTATGTTTAATTTGCTCATATTCGTTTCTTTTTTCTCTTAAACTTAAATGTTTTGCGTTAAGCAGTTTTTTTTTCTCTTTTTCTATTAAACTTTCATATCTACTTTTTAATTTGTAGTATTCATTTACTTGTTCAATATATGTTGATGCCATTATATATAATTTGTTATAATTTTAATTTATAATTATAATTATAATTTTATGGTCATTTAACATTTAAAATATCGTTTTTCTAAACTTCGTAATACTATCATTTACGTATTCTCAATTAAGTTTATTATAGTTTTTTAGTGTGTTAGTGTGTTAGTCATTTGCTAGATTTTTTTATTCTTTTTGATTTATTATTGTGCTTTTTTGATTTATTATTGTGCTTTTTTGATTTATTATTGTGCTTTTTTGATTTATTATTATTCCTTTTTCTATATTTTTTTTTATGTGTCCCGCCCCTATCAATATAATTACCTTTTTTTATTGTTGTTGTAATAGGTCCTCGTATTGGCAAAGGCCTTAGCATAGCATCTTCGTTTTGTATATTTCTATAATTAGCGGCTTTTTGTCTTAAATCATTAGCTGTATCTTCATTCACACTACACACAGTCTTTCCTATTATTTTTCCGTTATTATCTGTTTCATGATACTTTTTGAATACTTCGTTACATTCTTGCACTAAAATTTCGTACTCTTTTGCTAAATTACTGCAACTATTTGCGTCACAACAATTTTTATTTTTTAAATATAATCTATGTTCGTGATAATTCTCTTTTTCTCTAAAATCTTTATATGATTCGTTGAAACAATCTTTATGGTTCATTTAATAATTATAAATATTATTTACGCAAAATAAGTATAATAAACCATTACCATTCTGGTAATCCAGATATAAGTTCTTGATGAGCAATCCTTTTTGCGTCTTGAAATTTTTTTATTCTTTGTAAAACGTATTGTTGTTTTTCTTTATTTTTTTGTTCTTTTTCAATTGGCGTAAGTCTTCCTTTATATTTATATAATAGGATTGCTCCTAAAATAATACAAAACCCAATAAATAAAGCAATATTAATAATTTTATTATAATATTTAATTCTATATTCGTGTGTTAGTTTTAAAGATTGGTTTAAAAAATATTTAGTTCCGGGTTCTATTAATGTTGGTTTAGAAATTTCGGTAAAGTCCATAATAAATATTAGTATTAAACTAAAAAATATTATACACAATATCTATATGGCAAATTCCTATTTGAATATAATAACTTTTTTAATAACAACCGCTATGTATTACGGGTTTTTTAAACCTAAATTAACTTACAGCCAACTAACAAACCCTTCTGAATATGAAAGTTATACAAAAATAAATTATTTATATTTAGGTGTATATTTTGTCTTAATAATGGTGGTCCAATTTGCAGTGAATACTGCGGTTATAACAACAAATTGTGGCGGAAGCCTTTCTGAAAATATAGGTGCTGCTGGGTTTTTAACATTTATACCTTGGACATTAATTTTTGGTGTTGTAATACTAGTTTTAACAGTTTATCCAGGATTTAAAAGTGCGTTTTCAGATGTTATAGGTTACTATTTCGTTTCCGTTTCTGCTAATAAATGGCTAACTGAATTATTATTAAATCAAGACGTTAGTAAAGCATTAAAAGGCGATGATTCTTCGCCAACACCAACACCATCAACGGATACAAGTTTAAACACAAACGCAACAAACCCTTCCATGCCTAATTATTCCGGGGGCACCCCGATTTTTGCTAATAAAAAAGGAGGCGCAAAGTCAGATGAAGACAAATTACAAGAAGCTGCTGATGTCATTCTAAAAATATGCGGAAATACATCTATATTAATAAATCAAATGGTTCCTAGTAACTTTGAACAATATTGGAAATTACTGGATCCACTAATGAAAGCACAATACCGAAACAACAGCACAGAAGGGAACAGTTTAAGAGAACAATTATTTGATTTGACTGTTACTCGTGACAATATTGGCGAAGGATTATGGTTTATTTATACAGGATTGTTAATAGTATCTGTTGTTCAAATGAAAATAGTAACAAGAGGTTGTCAAACTAGTACTGCCGCAATGCAGCAAAAATATCAACAATATAAACAACAAGAAGCAACCCAAATAGCAGCACAACAACAAGCAACTAGTTCAACATATACAATTACAAATTAAATATATATTCATAGATATTTTCTCATGTTATATGGTTACCACCTTTCGTATCTATTTTCTGTTTTTATAATTTTGCTTACATCATTCAACGTTTTATTAAATAATTTTATGTTATCTTCGATAATTTTTTTATATTTATTTTCAAAAGATAATTTATTAAAGGTGTTATTATTATATATTACAATAGGTTTCATACTTGGTTCTAATGTGTCTTTTATATATCGGGTGAGTTCTTCGTCATACCCATCTTCGTCTTCGTCTAATAATGAAGTAAACCAGTAATAACCTCTTTCGTGTTCTAAATTAATAAATGAAATTAGTTCATCATTATAATCATATATGTCTAAATTTTTATCAATATAATAATCGCAACCCATATTTAGTTTATGTCTATAATTTTTTAATATAAAATTAGGTCTAAATTGTTTATTGAGTAAAGTAAATGAATTACATAAATTTACAAAACAAATAAATAAAAAATAATTTAAAATTTGCATTTATTTTATAATGGTTATTATCTTTATGTAGTTAATAATAATTATTATCATTTTTCATAACATGTAAAATGTTTGTAAATAATAAAAAAGTAAATATTTAATGATATAAAATTAAATATTTATTTTAAAACAGTTTGGGATGAGCTATATAATATGATACGGCTAAATAAGATACAATACCTAATACTAGTGCCAATAACCATATGGGTAAAATAGTTTTATTTTTATATCCTATGCCAAATTCTCTAATACTTCCATCCGTATTATATAAAAATGCGGGTTTCATCATTTGAATTACACCAAAAATTATAACAAATACAAATATAGATACTAATGTAATATTTTCACGAATAAAGTTTCGGTACATTATATATATATTCATTTTAAAAAAACTGGTTTCTAAAGTAAATAATATGATAATTTATGAATCATAATCACCATAATCACCATATTCACCATATTCTACTTCGTCTCCTTCAAAATTTCCATCCATGTAGTTCTCGGTGTATCCAGTAATATCATATGCTTCTCTCTCCATATCGGCTTCTCTTTGTTGGTCTTCTATGTAATCATCCATAACATTAGTAAAATTTCTTTTTGAAGAATTCGTTTCGTTTCCTACATTTCTTTCAAATTGTGTCATTATTTCCATAAATTCTCGTTCTTTATCATAATCATCAGCGCTATATCTTGTAAGACTCTTCTGAAGCCCTTTATCCCAAGGTCCTAATTTATTGATTTTTAAAATAGTATCAGCTTCTCTTTCCTCTTCTGTTAATCCTTTTAATCGATCTGTCATTAGGTCCTTTTCTTTCTCTCTAATTTTAAATACCTTGTCTTGAATATCTTCATAAGAAATATTAATCATATCCTTTTCTTTATTCATGATTTGAATAAAGGACAGTAAAAGACTTGATACTTTCTGTTTTAACTCTTTTTTATTTCCCCTTAGAACTGTAATATCCATTTCTGTTCTTGGCAATTCAATTGATTCTGTCCTTCTTTCGCTTTCTTCTAAAAATTGTGTAGAAAATATATCGAGAACATTCATTTCTGTTTTCTTCTCTGTTACTATCATTTCATCTATATCAGCCAAATTAATGTATTCGATAAAGACAAGTAATAAATAATGCTCAAATAATAACTTACTCGTTTTTTCATCAAATATTGGTTTTACTTCTAGTTCTCCCTTTGTAATTGTTGTAAAAGAAGGAGTATTATTTGACAATAATAAAATATTTTTCCCTGATTTTTGAATTTTTTCTAAAATTTTACTTACTGTTTGAGCATCGTAAAACTTTCTAAGAACGCTATAATATTCAGTCACAGCACTTCTTATTTTGAAAGAATGATTCATGGATAATCCCCAATAGTTTGGCAGTTGTATATTTTGATAATCGACATTATTTAAAATAATATTTGGAAATATATTTACTGTGTTTTGAATAAAAACCTTAAAAAAGTTTACAATATTATAAAGGGCTTCATTTGATATTTTTAACTCTTCTTTACGTGTTGTTTTGTCTAAAACCCATTCACTAATATTATTTATAAAGGATGTCATGTTTCTTATACTACTTGATGTTACATCTCTCTCTTTATTTTTTGTAATGAATTCTATGATTCTTTTCTTGATACTTTCATTATCCTTTTTTAATTTATTATTAAGAATTCTTGTTTGCTGAGTTATTTCACTACTAGCAATATCATATGTATCTAAACAATCATTTAAAATACTAATTAGAGAACCTTCAATTACTTCATCATTTTCGTCATCAATTACTTTTAAAACATTTGAAAATTTAGTAATAGACGAAACTACATTTTTATCTATATTAACATTCATAATATTTTTACGAGAAACAATTTGTAACAATCTCAAAAAATTTGGCTCTGTAAATTCTCTTCTATCTTCCTTTAATTTTCTAATAATTTCTATTAATGTATCATTTTCATTAATTGTATCAGGCTTGTTAGCGCAAAATGTTAATAAGTCACTATGAATTGGTTTTAGAGTTCTTAAATTACAAAAACGAATAAAAGCTAAATAAATAGTTTCTTCATTAAAATTTTCACTAATAGAGGGATAAATGTTTTTAGTGTTAAAAGGACTGTATAATAGTGTTGGTTTTGAATAAAAGTTTATATCATTTAGAATATCAGTAAGTCTTTTCACAATTGTGTTGTATTCTCGAATAGATTGGTCTTCTTTTTCAAAATATTGTAAAGTTGTAATAGTATCTTTTTCGTTACAACACGCATTTTCTAAATAAGGTTCATTTGATGATTTACGTAATATTAATTGCTTTGAATTAATAACATTTAGTATTCGTTCTTGTATTGCTAGAGAGAAAAATATAATTTTCGATTCTACTATCAATATTTTCTCTCTTTGACCCCTTGATCCACTCTTTAGTTCATTCTCTAATCTTTCTTTAAACTCATCTGATATATTTAATAATTGTTTCAATTTAATTGGTACTAATGGCGGCAAAAACTGTGTCCAATTTAAAATATTATGTTCTTCAGGTATTTCTTGATCTGGGTTTAAAATAAGGTCTTCAATTTTTTCTTCAATTTTTCTTTTCACTTCCTGCATGTTTATTAATCCAACACTTCTATCGGTCCCATCAATCGCCTCTTTTATTTTGCTTTCAATAAACGTTTCCTTCTTTTTACTTAAAACATTCCATGGAGCACTAGGAGAACGTATTTTATAGGCAACACAAGCCAAATATTTTAAACTAGTTAAATCACCAGCGCCTTCAAAAGGATAGCCAACAAATGACCTTATACAACCTGGAAATGTTTTTTTTGTTTTTATAGGTTCAGTATTAGTTTGTATAGCAATTAATGTCATACCTAATGTGGTATATAAAAGTATTGAACTATACAACTCTTTATATGATGGAATTGTTTTACCTTTATTTGCCGCATCCTTAATTTGTTTTGTATAACTAGACTCTTTTGGCAATAATTCTTTTATTTTTTCTACAACACATCCAATAATAAACTCTTTTTGGCCTTCTATATTAATTCCCATAGATACTGAAATCGCATTTATAACATTATTTATCATTATAGTTTCAGGTGTATCATATTTCTTTGTGCTAACACTTTTTGTAGCAGGTTGAATACTAATATCTTCTTCTAAAACAGCATTAGTAGAAACTCTAAAACCGTTATCATAACCTTCATCTTCATCAAGAGCAATTTGTTTTATTACTTCTCCACTATGAATATCAACCCAAGCATCGCCATCAGAATTTAAAACAGCCCCAATTCTATGTATTAAAACTTCAACAAAGTCGTTATATTTTTGAGGTTCATTAATATATCTTACATATGCGGACGACATTTCGTAAATAAAAGTTGGTAGCAATTTAACATTTGTTTTAGAACAGTATAACCAGTGTTCGGTCTCAACTTCTCCTAAAGGTCCGACACCATTTATTATTGCTTTTCTTGTTAATAACACGGCAAATTTATTTATATCATATTGTTTTTTAACAAAATCTTGTTGCCCCATAATTAAGTTTTTTAATTTTGAATATGGAGAAACAACGCTAGGAACAACACCTTCTAATTTTTCCCCTAATTTATATTTAATGTTGTTGTATTTCAAAAAATTGTCGTTTTTTATTTTTATCAGAATCGGGATTACTCCCATGTTATATTCAAATTGTGATTTAATTTTTGCCTCATATTCTTGTTTTGATGTATTATATTTTACATCAAATTCATTCATTATATTTTTCAAAACTGATTGCTGAAGTTGTAATTCATTTAAATTAGTGCTTTCACATTTATCATCAATATTACTAGGAGCAGTAATACATTTATTTTGTAAATTACATAATATATTTTGACTGTCGGTTACTAGTTTTGGGTCTACACTTGGGTCAAAAACCCATTCGTTATTTTTACGAATAAAGTATGTGTATCCATCAGTTTCACTTAGTTGATCATACAATATAGCATATTGTCCATTTATAACCTTTTTGTAACCGTTAATTAGTGTATCCGCAAAATACTCTGCTTCTTCATCATTAAATTTCTTTTTTTCTTTAATTTTATTTATTAAAAAAACTATGAACTCCTCAGGAGTTTTTTCAATCATTTCTTTTTCAAAACTTTCTAAAAATCCATAATCTGTTGAATCATATTTTTTATCAAAATATATATGTTCGTTACCATTATCTGCTTTTAATTCTTCCTCTGAGTTATACATTTTTGAAATGACATAGTTTTTACACGAATCAGAAGTTGAATCATTTTTGATAAGATTGTCTATTTGCTGTTTTTCGCTATCTAAAATTGGAGAAAAATCGTGTGGAAACATTAAAGGAATATTTTGTAAAGAGAGAGCACTTGTATATAATTTACAATCATCTAGTAATGTTAATTTACGTAGAATTTCAGAATTACTATGTGTTTTATTTGTTATATCAAAGAAATTATAGGATTCAAAAACGTCTTCCCTTAAATTTTGGTTTTCGTTTATCATGTTAATTATTGAATAAGCATCACTATAGAATTGAGTTGGATTTTTAGACCTTTTTAAAGTTGAAAAAATTCTGGAACGTTCAACAAAATTTTTATTATTTTCAGATATCTTTTCGTTAATAAATTGTGTAATAGCAACATATTGCATATATGTTAAATTGTCTGTATAAACAAGAAATGGTTCAAGATAATTAACAACTTCAACTATTGATAACTTACCAGTAATATATTTTTTCATTAAATTAAAAAGAACTTTTGTTTTTGGAATAATAGAATTTATAAAATGTTTATATATCTCTTTTCTTGATACCCCCTGTCCCTGTAATTCTTCTCTTGGTATATCTAAAACAAAATTTTTAATATTATTTGCGAAATTATGTTCATCAAAATCTATTTCTTGATCTATTAGGTCTACAGTAACATTATTAATAAATGTATTTTTTTTTAAAAGTTCCCAATAATTTACAAATGTTCCATTTAAATTTGCTCTATCTAAAATGCTTGTATTGTTCAAATTTATACGAGAAAATCGAATTACTGGTTCAGGCAAAGTTAAAATAGAACTTATTGACAAAGTATCCGGGTTTGTAAGCTTTACTGTTTTACTAATCATTTGACTGCCTTTCATGTTTGTTGCTTCTAATCTATTTAGTCCCAAGTTATAGTTTTGTATAACAAATCTTCTGCTTTTAATACCGTTGTTAGTCATAATAGAAGAGTAAAAATTTGTTAAATTATCAATAACGGAATTTATATTTTCTTTTACATTTATTTCATAAATAACACTATCTGTTATTTCATCATCCAAATATTCAAAAGGAGTAAAATATGGGTTTAAATCAGAATACATAGTAAAATATTTATTTTGTTCATCATTATTAGAATTTGATTTATAATTTTCGATAATATTATTCATTTTCAAATAATCTTCATTTATATTTATGAACAAAACATCTCCTCTCTCATTTTGATTTGTTGCCGAATTATCAATATATATTTTTTTCATATTTTTTACAACAGGTAATATCCAGTATAATTTTGTATTAAATTTGCGTAAATAAGTCACTAGTGGTTTATATGTTGCTTCATTTACTTCTGCTGCGTCTACGTTTCCGTATTCGTCAAAATGTGAAAATGATTCTCTAAGTTGAATAAATCTTTCAATCATAGTATGAATATTATTTAACACCCTAGGTGTTCTTTGCACATTTGGAATTGTAGATAGCAACTCATCAAGCAAATCGCTTGTTTGTGCTTCTAAACTGTATCTTTGTGCTGATTTATCAACATTTACATATTGTTTTATAGGACCAATATATTCATCAAGAAATCTTATTTGATTACCTCTTAAAATAATATCTTTTAATTGATCTTTCACAGTTGCTGCTGGAACAGCAACTACTTGTGTTTTTTTAATTATTTCTTCGTCGCCCAAATCAGGTAATTGACCTTCTGGTATTTCAATAGATGGTCTTTCCTCTCTTACTTCACCTTCTTCTAATTCTTCACCTTCTTCTAATTCTTCACCTTCTTCAAATTCTTGTCCAATAGGAGTAGTTGGTTGTTTGCTAGGCTTCTCTCTAATTTGGATATCTTGAATTGGCAAATCTTCAGGAAAACCTTTGTAATCAAAGTTTATATATATTGTCATTCCATCTGGATATGTTTTTATTTCAATCATATCTTCTTCTAAATTCGTTATTTCTCCGCTAAAGATAGCAGGTGGTTCTGTTTCCATAAATATATTTATCCACGTTCCCGGGAGTAATCCATTTTGTCTAGCATAACCTGGAAATTCACTTCTACTTATAATAGTTATATTTGTTATAGTCCCATTACCTATTATACCTTCGTCATCTATTACTAAAACTGTAATGTCTAATGATTCCACGTTAATTAATTTTGTTTTTGTTTGGTCTATATAATCTATTATAAATGTTTGTTCATTAAGTTTTTCATTAGTTGGGTCAGTAATTCGTATTACATCGCCTAATTGTAATACAATTTTAATTTCATTTGTTTTATTTTGGTTACTAATAGATTCATTACTTTCCGAATTGAGTGACATTTGTTTCTATATTTATTGTAGAAATTTTTATACTTAATACTTCAGTAAAAATGATTTTTAATTATAGTTTAAAGACAAAATTATATTTATTAATTATAGATAATGACATCTTCAAGTTTAATTATAAATCTTAGCCAAATACCAGGCTTTAACACATTTATTACTACTGATGACCACGAATTAAATACACTAAAATTAAATAAACACGAATGTAAAACTGAAAATAACCAAACATATAAAGTTGTTAGATATGACAAAAATATATTATGTTATGATATTATTCCTACATATGGATTATGTAGATCTGTTATTTTGAATAACAATAATGAAGTTATATGTTTTTCTCCTCCAAAATCACATCCATCCGACATATTTATTAAAGCATATCCTGAACTAGATGAAAGTATAGTTGCTCAAGAATTTGTAGAAGGAACTATGATTAATGTATTTTGGGATTCAAATATTGGATTATCAGGAGCTTGGGAAATTTCAACTAGAAATACAGTTGGTGCTAAGTCAGGATTTTATAAAAGTAAAAATAGTAAGACGTTTCGAGATATGTTTTTAGAAGCAGCCAAAGAAAATGGTTTGGCGTTAGAATTTTTAAGTAATAAATATTGTTACAGTTTCGTTTTACAACATCCTGATAATAGAATTGTGGTTCCTTTTAAAAATTCTCAACTGTATTTGGTTGCTGTATATAGTATTAATAATACAGACAAAAATAACATTAGTGTTACGGTTTCAAGTATAGAAGAAATACAAAATTTACAATATTTTGGTTCTACAAAAATTAAGTTTCCTGAAATTTATTCATGTGCGACGTATTCAGAATTAATTGAAAAATATGCATCTATGAATACGTGTTACGACATTTTGGGAGTTGTTCTTTACAACAAAAACACAGGAGAGCGAGCAAAAATCAGAAACCCTGTATATGAAGAGGTAAGACAATTGCGTGGGAATCAACCAAAGTTACAATATCAATATTTGTCTTTAAGAAGAAGTGGAGATGTTCATAAATTTTTGACTTTTTATCCTGAAAAAAAAAAGGAATTTTCTGAGTTTAGAGAGCAATTACATTTATTTACTGAAACGCTGTTTAATAACTATATTTCGTGCTATATCAAAAAAGAAAGACCTCTTAAAGAATTTTCTGACCAATTTAGGACTCATATGTTTAATCTCCATCAAAAGTATATGACTGAATTGAGAGAGAAAAGATTGTTTATAACAAAGTGGCAAGTAATTGAATACGTAAATTTGATACACCCTACTTTGCTTATGTATTGTTTAAATTATAATATGCGAAAGAGAAATATTGATTTTATTAAAGCTGATTCTGAAGTATAAAAATAAAAATAAAAATTGATTGTTATTTGATGTATATATTGAATATAAATATTTATAGTTTCAATAAGATTTACTAATATAAATGGGGACGTTTTTAACAAAATATTGCTATGAGGAATATGAGTTTACTTTTGTGGATTGGGACGATGACCATTATTATTATAATAAATATTACGGTAAAAAAGAAAATACTTATTATAATAAAATTAATTATAGACATTATGACAAGCAACCAAAATTACCAGAAATAATAATAGACTTTGATAAATCTAGTGACGCATGGAAAAAAAATAAAATTAAATCAAGAAACGGAACATATCTTTACAAGTAAAAATACATTTATTTACGGGTTTTATTGTATTTACTTGATTTTACATTTCTTTTTCTTTTTATAGTTTTTGTCTTTCTTTTTCTTTTCACAGTTTTTGATTTTGTTGTTTTTATTTTTCTTTTTCCACCTGTTTTTTTGTCTGGATCTCCGTAATACGTTGGCGAATTTCTTGGTAGAGGTTTAAATTGATAAGGAATATCTATTAGTTTGTCGTCAGTATCACTACTATATTTTGCTTGAGATTTCGGTTTGTCTATTAATTTGATTTCAAACGGAAAGTACAAAGTTTGTAATTTATATTTATCTTCTAAATTATCATGAGAATAGTTCCATGTATAATTAGCAGTTTCATGCTTTCGGCTACCAAAAAATGGACATACTGGACAATATGAATATGATTCTAAACAAGGTTTAAAATTTTGATTTCTATAAAAATTTTGGGTATCCGCATGTGCTACTGAGCATAAATATATCTCGGCTTTGTCGTTGAAAAGTTTTACAGAAAATAATTTTATAAATGTAAGCAAAGTTGAACCTATATTTGAAAAAAATAAATCACCACAAAGAGTGTCAAGAAAAATTTTGTTTTCTGAAAAATCCAAATTTAACGTAGATAAACCAGTTATATAATATTTTCTACCAATTAAAGAATATGATAATATTATCATTTCAGAATTACACAAATCTTCATCTATATACGCATCACTTATTCCCAAACAAAAACGGTCACTATTGTCTTTCACTATACTAGATATATTTGCTATATGACTACTTTGTTCTGGTGATTCTAAATTAACTGGTAAAAAATCATATGATATATAAGGAGTTATGTTGACTGAAAGTTGTCGTAACACGCTAAGTATGTTGTTAAAATTATGATTATTTGGGTTATTAAATTTACCAGAAAAAAGAATATGTATTGAACAAAAATATAATCTATTTCTTGGTAACAGTTCATTTTCAAAATGTATTGTTTTTCTTGACATATATATTATTTAATTATTTAATTATTTAATTATTTTTTAATATTCTATTCATCCTATTTTTTACGCCATCTTTGAAACACCTAATTCTGAATTGGAGGTTATTCTTCTTCAAATCGTGTGCCTTTTTTAATATTTGTTCTTTGTCACAATTTTCTGTTATGGTATCATCAAATTCTTTAACAATAGACCATATTTTTGCGATAACTTCTTCATCTGTTGCTTTTTCCCATATTGATTCATTATACTCTATTCTAAAATGTTCATAAGCATACGTAAGAATACCAACTATGTAACCAACTACAATAATACTAAAACTGTAATAAAATAACGTATAAATACTGGTATTCATTTGCGCGTTTGATTTTATGTTAATTAATTCAATATAAAATCATATCAATTTTTTATTTTTATTTTATTTTATTTGAAAATTATTTTTTATATCTAATAACCATAAGTCGCATAATTCGTTGGTATACACCAACAGCATCATTAATACACTCTGATAAGTGTTTTTTAATTGTGTTCATATCTACAGCTTCATTATACGCTATACGAATAATACTGTCGCTATCGTGAGGATGTAATTTTTTAAAACCACAATATGATAATAATTTTGTATTTTCGTAATATTTAGAATACAAAAGATATTCCAATACTTTACCAATTGTATAATCCTCATTTTCTAGAGTAATATCGTAACTGTTTGGTATTGTGCTTTTAGATTTTTCTATTTTTAAATTGTCGGACTCTATCTGATTGAATATTTCACGTAATTTTGTTCCAAGAATTTCACAGGCTTTCATAACAATCATGACGTTATCATACACTCCAACTGTTTGAACCGTAAAATCAAAACTATCTGGTTTTGCTACCCTTAATCCCTCTAGTAGTTTCCAGTTTTTTGCCTCAAAATCAATCTCGTCTTGTTTTTTCCCTTCATCACGCCATAATTGAATTTTTTTTGCCAATTCAGTATCTTGTTTATCTTGATCTACTGTAAAACCATATGAACACGTGGAAACTACATTAAACATACCATCTTCTTTTGCGGTTCCAATTGACAACTCTGCTGTAAGTTGAAGTTTTTCACCTGGTATCTCATCAGAAATTCGTGGTCTCAATCTAACAAAATCAATAAAATACCCTCCATCATCGCAAGCAGGAAATATTTCTCTTGTTGTTTTTTCATCCAAATATTTACCAGTAGTTTTATCTTTAATGTTAAAATCTTTAGTCGTTACAAAAAGAATTGAATCCGTTAAATTTTCTACATTTACCTCAACTACATAATTTTTTAAGGGGACACTTTTGTAGTCATCTATATGAATAGGAATACAACTCATACGTTGTTTTATAATTTCATTATTTAGGCGACTAGTATTTGCCGTTATATTTACCTTATTTTCTTCATACGGAGTCGTTTTGAAAACAACAGTAGGAATGTCGGATAAAATGGTTCTTCTTATACTATTAGCTAAACTTACATTTACTCCGCTAAGGGTAAATTGTAGGGTATCTTTTGACAAACTTGTATTTATTTTAATAACAGGGATCATATTATCTATTAATACTTTATATTTAATATAGTATTAATAAATCATTTTTTTTTTAAATGAGTTAAAAAAATAATTCAATTAACTAATTATAGTTTAATGAGTTCCATACTGTATTATAGCAATTTTTGCGAACATTCTAAAAAACTTTTACAAACTATTTCTAAGGCCAATATTACTAACGATTTACACTTTATTTGTATTGATAAAAGAGTAAAAGATAATAATGGAAAAATGTTTATTGTATTAGAAAATGGACAACAAATTATTATGCCTGAAAATGTCAATAGAGTTCCTGCCTTGCTTTTACTATCACACGGGTTTCAAGTATTATACGGAGAATCTATATTACAGCATTTAAGACCAAAACAAGAAGCTGCTGTAAGAGTCGCAACGCACAATAATTTAGAGCCTATGTCATTTTCATTTGGAAGCGGGGGTTTTGGAGATATTGTATCAGATAATTATAGTTTTTTGGACCAAGACTCGGATTCGCTCATGGCTAAAGGTAATGGCGGTGCTAGACAAATGCATAATTACGTTGATTTAAATTATAGTGATAACATTAGCACTCCGGCAGATGAACACGATTACAAAGGTGCTAATAAACTTTCAAAAGACTTAACTATTGAACAATTACAACAACAGAGAGAAGCCGATTTCAAACAAATAGCTGGCTCAAGACAACAAAATGGACCTTTTTAATATTCATATAAATATGAACAACAAAATAAACAATAAAATAAAAAATTATTTTTATGAAAATGTATTTAAAAGCATATATTTTATTTAATAAAATGTCTTCAAACATACTTACCGCATTTAATGATCATTTTGTTGAGTTTATTAGTGATATACAAAGTGTTTTTCCAGAAGATCACGACGTTCTTGTTGCGAAAAATGCTCTTCTAGCCATTAGAAAGGCAAATCCCAAAATGATTATTAAAATTTGGAACACATTAATTGTTGGTAAATATAAAAACGAAATAGAAGCGGGCAATTTAACATTTTTTATGGAAAAAGATTATTCACAAGATTTAAATAATGGTCAAAATAACGATAAAATTATGGAGGCAATTGATAGATTGCGTGGGCCGGTGAAACAGATGAGTCCAGAAAATCGAGAAAAAACTATGAAATATATTCAAAACTTAACGAAGTTATCTGCTATTTATGAAGGAAGCAATTAATAATTTCATACAAAAAAATCATATATAAATTTTCATATATATATTTTCATATAAAATAATTATATATTATATAATGGTGAACTCAGCACTATATGATACGTTATTTTCTAAGGGTGGAAATAGAAAGCAAAAAGGTGGTGCGAATTTATCTAACTTGCTTTACGAAAAAAAAACTTTTTTAGTAAAAACATTTGCCAATTTAATTGTTCAGTTAGGAATTACTTATTATGTTATGGAAAACACTCCTGCTACAAAGAACAAAGCAGATGAAAAGTCAATATTATATTTATATTTATTTGGCGGGTTACTAATAATATTTGTATTAGCTTTAGTTCCTATGCCTAGTTGGTTAAAATTCATAATATTTTGCGTATTTTCTTACATAACAGGATTGCTTTTGTCATTACTTACATTATTTGTATCAAGTGATATAATTAATATGGCTATACAAGGGACAATTAGTATTTTTGCCGTAATGTTCGCGCTTGGTGTAGGATTAATAATGTCGGGTATTAAATTGGGAATAAAAACAGCCTTATTTTTACTATGTTCTTTATTAATTCTCATAATAGCACGAATTGTTTTTTGGTTTAGTGGAGCGTCTTCATACATGAATAAAATGCTAACATTTTTTGGATTACTTCTTTTTTCAGCATATATTGTGTTTGATACAAATCAGATATTACAAAGAGATTATTATGGTGATTTTATAACTGCTTCCCTAGATTATTATTTAGATATTTTAAATATTTTTGTAAAATTAGTTTCTTTGGAAAGCAGCAATTAAAAAACAATTAAAATAATATATATTTCAAAACTAGTTTGATTTAAAAAATACTTTTATATCAAAGATATAAATGGAATTTACTCAAGAAGAGTCAAAAACAGAAGAAGAAATTAAAATACCTGAAGAATTCTCAAAAATTATTAAAGATTTTATTGGCGATATTAGCGTTACATTCCCAGAATTTAAGCCTTTAATAGCCAAATGGTGGAAAGATAAATCATATTTTGATTATATTGATAACGAAATAGAGAGAGAGGCATCATATTTAAAGTCAGAAGAAAATTCAACAAAATTCATTTTTGAGTTTTGCCAAAAAAAGTATCCACCAAGATTTTTTGAAATTTTATACCAAAATGAAGAAATGTTTATAAATGAAGATTCTACAATTGATACAGAATTTTTACCGAATATTCATTTCAAAAACTTATGGAATTTTGATATTACAGATAAAACCAGAAATACTATTTGGAAATATTTACAACTTATATTATTTTCTGTTATTGGTTCGCTTGATAATAGAGAAGCATTTGGTGATTCTGCGAAGTTATTTGAAGCAATTAACGAAGAAGATTTTAAGATTAAACTTGAAGAAACGCTCACAAAAATGCAGGATATTTTTAATTTACAAGAACCAGAAGTAAGCCAAGATGGAACATCTGAATCATCGTCATCTAGATTTCCCTCTTTTGATTTTTCGGGTAATGGAATTAACATGGAAAATATGCCAAATGCGAATGATATTCATGATCATATCACCGGAATGTTGGACGGAAAATTAGGAAGTTTAGCGAAAGAAATAGCAGAGGAAACCGCCGCAAATTTAAATATGGATATGGAAAATGTTACAGATATGAAAGATGTTTTTAATAAATTAATCAAAAATCCTTCCAAATTAATGGGATTAGTAAAAAATGTTGGTGACAAATTAGATTCTCGTATTAAATCAGGTGACATTAAAGAGAGTGAATTAATTGCTGAGGCGAGTGAAATAATGAATAAAATGAAGAATATGCCTGGTATGGGAGATATTCAGGCGATGCTTAGTAAGCTTGGTATGGGTGGAAAAGGGGGTAAAATGAATACAAATGCGATGGAAGCTCAACTCAGTAAAAATTTAAAAACGGCGCAATTGAAGGAAAGAATGAGGGCTAAAGCAGATGCTAATCGTGCTCAAAAAGAACTAGAGAAACAAAAAAGTGAAACTATTGTTCAAAATGTTTTGTCTGACGAACAACTAATTTCAATTTTTACCAAAGGAGAGAAAGCAGAACGAACGCCTAGAGGCGCAAATAAACAAGAACCCGTCGTTTTAGATAGTAAACCTAAAGCAAAGAAAAATAAGAATAAAAAATAAAAAATAAAAAATAAAAATAATATATAAACAAGTTTAAACATATATTTTCATAAGTATATTATGTTTAATGAACGTTTGTCTTCTGGAAAACATATGATTTGTGATATACGGGGTATTGAAAATAATGAATTATTAAATAGCATTGCTGATTTAAAAAAAATGCTTTACAATATTTGCGACGCGTGTAATTTTCAGATTCTTCAAGAAGTGAATTATGAATTTACACCACAAGGTTGTAGTATTCTTTTTTTATTATCTGAGTCACATATATCTATACACACATTTCCAGAAAGAAAACACGTTTCGATTGATCTTTATACTTGTCGTGAATATGAAAATGACAAAGAATACAAAAAAATATATGATTTTTTGTTAGAAACATTAAGCGCATCTAAGGATAGCACTTTACAAATAGTAGAACGTTTTTTTTGACATTTAATACAAAAATTAAATTTCAATTACCATTTTATGTGTATAATAACTTTTTTAAAAAGTTATTATATATATAATGACAATTCCATTTTGGACAAATGATCCGCTAATTTTATTTAACAAAGACTATATTTTTGAATTGTGGCCTAACACAAATATGACATATGAACAAAAATTAAATGCTATTACAAGAGTAATCATTATTATTACAATTTTAGGCTATGTCTTAACTATGTCACTTAGAATACTTCTTGTTGGATTAGTAACACTCATTTTAATTTTTGTTCTTTATAAAATGAGGAAACAAAAACTTACTACAAATATGTTAAATGAAGGTTTTATGGTAAATCCGTCAGTTTCAATAAAAAATATATCAAGTACATCTAATTCAATTGTCAATCCTGTAACGTTAGAAAGTGTTTTAAAAAGTGAGTATAAAGAGGGAAACAAAAAGAATCCATTTAGCAATGTTCTTTTAACGCAGATTTCCGATGAACCTGATAGAAAATCCGCACCTCCTGCTTTTAACACAGATGTAGAGGAAAGTATAACTAAAAATACAAAAAAGGCAGTTCAATTTATGAACTCTGGAATAAAAAATACAAATAAACAACTTTACGGTGATTTATGGGAAAAATTCGAATTAGACCAATCTAATCGTGCTTTTTATTCAACAGCTAACACAAAAGTATGTAATGATCAGACTGCTTATGCTGAATTTCTTTATGGAAATATGCCATCTGGTAAATCATCTGGTCCTGATGGAGATTTTGCCCGTGTTCAAGACAATTACAGATATACATTATATTAAACAGTTCTTTGTTTTACTTATTTTATAATTTATTAATTATATTTGCTAACTACTATTTTAATTAAATATGATTATTTTAATTAATATTTTTCATTTAGAAAAAATTATTAGGGTATATATATAAATGGCTGATGTTTCTAGTTATACTTTTGACAATATGACCCGTATAGGCCTCGATAATTGTTGCACAGATCAAGACACTATTCAAAATTCACAAGCAGCAAATTATATGCTTCAAAATTATTTTTTATCTGATTGCAGCATGAAAAAACCTATAGATTTGGCTACTACACAACCAGGAATTATGTATAATGGCGGTTTTAATGTTGGAGCAGGTGGTTGTAACATTAACGACTCTTCGAAATTACAAATTGGTACAATTCAAACCCATCCTAGATGCCGTATTGATTTATTTCAACGTCCATTTGCGACTGTTCCTTATTTAGGTCGTGGGGCTGTTAATCCTATTATTGAATCTCAAATTCAACAAGGCGAAACTATTGTGAATAAGAAAAGTGTAAACAACTTAAGTGAAAAAAGTTATATTAAGTATCATCAAACACCTCTTTTGAAGAGTGTTCATGATAAGATTAACAATCCTGCCAATTCTGTAGAAAGTGCTGCTTCCGCAAATTGGGTTCGTGGTGGTGTTCCTTCTCGTGAATTAACACGTGATAAGGACTATTACAATAAACATTCATCATACCAATATGTTTAATTACATAAATAAATTTAGATACATATTATTATATTGATTATAATATGTATAACACAAAATATATTTGTACCTATAATGATAGTGATGTGTTTTTAGAATCAGAAAAGAATCAATTAAATAATGATGAAAAAGAATTTGTAACAAATGCTTTATATAGAACAGATTTGTTAAATATTTTTGGAGTTGAAGAGTTTAATGAAGATGTATTTGATAAAATAATAAGCGAATTATATACAAAAATATATATTCATAAAGAGTTGTCGATGTTTATGGAGCGTTTAGCAGGTAGATACATGAGTATAGATAAGGAATTCGGGTTAATGATTTTATATTCTTTTGATTTTTTATATTTAACACATCCGTGTGTATGTGAATTTTTAGAAAAAGGGAAGATTTCTAATAATATTATGAATACATTAAAAAATGCTATTATTGAAAATGAAATTATTGTGAAACATAATCTTACTACTTAGATTAATTTATCCAAGTTTTCAATTTTTGTTCAATTTGTATTTTTAGTATAGTTTTTTTAAAAACATATATATAAATGGCATCTACACGTAATAAAAATACACCAGGTAATTACTGTTTAGAAGAAAAACAATACAGAAATTTTGAAAACTATAATTTGTATCCTAACTCACAACACGGAGCAGCATATGATACTAAATTAGCCGGGAACGGATTACTCCCTGCTCAAATACCTTGGAATAAATTATCAGGTAATGCTCCTGATATAGAGTCTTTTTTGTTTGGAATAAATTCAACTAATTTAGTAAATCCAGCCCCGACATTTGTACCAAATTTAACAAAAATAGGTTCTGCTAATATTTATAAAAAAGAAAATGTTTTTATACCAGAACCTTTGGTTATTGAAAAAAACCAGCGTCCTTTTCCTGTTCCAAATTAAATAACAGTATAAAAGTATACATTTAAAATATTTAATAAATAAGTAAATATTTTAATTTATAAATATTTACGTTTATATATATGAGCGATATAAATGCACAAAATATAAATGTAACTTATTTAAATGTTAGTTATATAAATGGTGTTCCTTATAATTCACAACAATCTTCTTGTGGTGGATATATACCTTGTCCTGACTGCAATTATTTAGGTCCTGATATTTGCGATTGTGGAAATCCTTGTGATTTTGAACCAGATGTTTGTGATTGTTATGTTTCACCTTGTAGTGGTGGTAGTGGTGGAACTGGTCCTACAGGACCAACAGGATTTACAGGTAACACAGGACCAACGGGATTTACAGGAAATACTGGAAATACAGGTCCAACAGGAAATACTGGAAATACTGGTCATACAGGTAATACAGGTCCAACTGGAAATACTGGTAACACAGGTAACACAGGTAACACAGGTCCAACTGGAAATACTGGTAACACAGGTAACACAGGTCCAACTGGATTTACTGGAAATACTGGTCATACAGGTAATACAGGTCCAACTGGAAATACTGGAAATACTGGTAACACAGGTAACACAGGTCCAACTGGAAATACTGGAAATACTGGTAACACAGGTAACACAGGTAACACAGGTCCAACTGGATTTACTGGAAATACTGGTAACACAGGTAACACAGGTAACACAGGTAACACAGGTCCAACTGGAAATACTGGTA